TTCCAAATGTCGGAACTGTTGCTGCACAAGGAAATGCAGTTTCAACAGATGGTCTTCAGCAACCTTACGCAGCAACAGTAGTTCAAACTGTGTCGTCTGGTATTAGTTTAAATGATGGGTTGAAAGCGTCGTATTCAGCTGCAAAACAAGGTCTTGTCGCAGCAAACTCGGCAACAGATATTTTCACGATTACTGGTTCGTCAACGAAGACAATCAGAGTCACGAGAATAGAATTGTTTGCAACAACAACAAGTGCAACACCTGCAGCGCTTGACGTTTTACTCCTCAAACGGTCAACTGCTAACACAGCTGGTACAAGTACAGGAAGCCCTGCAGCAATTCCTCACGATAGCACTAGTGCAGCTGCTTCCGCAACAGTATTAGCATATACAGCGAACCCAACAACTGGAACACTCGTCGGAAACATTCGTGCAGCGAAATATATGATGGCTCTTGCAACACAGACAGCGACTGACTTTCCAATGCCACAAGTCCTTGTCTGGGATTTTGGTGCAAGACCATCACAAGGTATTGTGGTTCGGGGAACTTCAGAAGTTCTCGCTATCAACCTCAACGCGGCCACTCCTACCGCTACTGCTTCATTCAATATTTCAATTGAGTGGACAGAGGAGTAAACATTGCTGGGGAGGGGCGAAAGTCCCTCCTTTTTGGAGGAGTTATGAGAAGTCCTGGTGAGCCAGTAAATTGGGCAAACCTGCCAGCAAACCAAGGAATTGGATATATTTGGTGTCCAGGCTATTATGGGATTGCAACACCAAATTATCCTAAAGGAATAAAAACGCCGCCTTCTTTGGTGATTGTTGAACCAGCAAGGTATCAAACAAAAGAATATCCTCTGACTGCTGTTCCGTTTCAACAGCCAAGAACGGAGTATCGATCATGAGTGGGATTGCTCCTAGCACAAGCTTTCCGCAGTATGGGATTTTACAAGCAAACCCTATCTACGAAGTTGATAAAAATGGGAACCCTAGAGCGGCAAATACATTTTCAATTCCTGCAGGAACAACAACTGACACTGTCGTAAAATCAAGCGCTGGAACATTTTACGGAATGCTTATCACAACAAGCGCTGCAGGTACTCCTACTGTATATGATAACGCCACATCTGGAAGTGGAACGCCGATTAGCATTGCTCCAGCGAGCACAGTAGGTTTTACCGCTACTCCTTATATTGGAGTCAATTGCGCATTAGGGATCACTGTTAAAGGATCAGCGTCAAACCCTGCAATTACAGTGTATTGGGCTTAAGAAAATGAACACATACTTAAGTTGGTTTGATTGGCAAAAAACAACAACAGGGTTGGAATATGCCAGTTTGGTTGGAAATACAGGTTGGGTCGATGCGAGTGCGTCCATCGGCGCAACGGCTATTACTGTGTATCCTGCAACAACTGTACAAATCAACAAGTATGACGTTATCACAATCTTTGATGGGCAATTTAGTGAAACAATAACAGCAACAGCAGAAGTGAATGTTGGAGCGACATCAATTCCAACAACCGCGACTGCATATGCACATGCTGTAGGGACTCCCTATTGCACAGATGGAGTGAGTGGAAGTTTAGCAGACCAGATTATTAAAGCAAGTACGTATCTAGAGACGATTTGTCGGCAGACATTGTTTTTAACAACGTACGCTGATGAAAAGCTTGCAATGCCGACAATGAGAGGAAGTATTGATAATCATTATGCACTTCATTTTCGGCCTCGGCATTGGCCTGTTCAAACGATTACATCATTAACGATTACGCAAATTCCTAATTTCTCAATTAGCTATGATCCAACGCAAGTCGTTATTGACTCAGATAAACAAATTTGTATGATGCCTGATATGCAACCACTTCCTACAATTGGTTCAGGGCAAGCACCATATCCTATCTGGAACGTTCAGAGTAGATATGCTGAAGCTCAATTGACAATCACATATCAAGCCGGGTTTGCTGTGATCCCAGCAGATGTTATTGAAGCAGCAGTGCTACTAACAAGTGATACGCTCGCAAAGAGACTTAATCCGTACGGGGCTCCTGAAGTCAAAAGCGGACAAAGACAAATTGTTGCAAACATTAAAAGTGAAGTTAGTGGTCAATCGCTCCTCTTTAAAAGAGCAAAAATGATTTTGGATAATTACACGATGCAGAGTTTTTAAATGTCAGAAGATATTCGAGTCAACATTACTCGCGCAGGAGTTACTCCTCCTATCGCGAAAAATATTTACTTTCAGCTTGATAAACTAAGTTTGCAAGAAGCTTCGACGTTTCAAGGAGCTGACCCTTACTTTACGTATCGTGCGATTACTATCGATCTTCCTATGGTTAACCCTCTCTTAGTGCAATATCGAGATTATTTAGTTGATCAAGCCTATATCGACCCGATCACAAATCAGCCAAGGCAGTTCTTGATTGTCTCAGACCCTGCAATGCATATTTTAAACGGACACTGGGAGTTTATTTGTACGAGAGTGAGGGGAACATAATGGGAGAATTTGTCAATGTTACGTATGACATGCAATCGCTGCAAAAAATCAGAAATTTAGCACGATTTTCAAGCATTCTTAATCCTCTTATGGAAATAAAAATGAGAAAAATTGGGGATATTGTTGTCCAAGCTGCTGTTGCAAATACTTGGGCAGTGTTTCAGGAGCCTACAGGAAATTTGGCTGGAACAATTGTTGCAATCCCTAACGGATCATTAGAGATAGATATTGGTTCAAATGAAGGATACGCTCGCCGTCTTGAAGAAGGATTTCATGGTCTCGACTCTCTTGGAAGGGCATATAGCAACGAACCAGAACCGTATCTTATGCCAGCACTTGAAGATAACGCAGATGAAATTATCCAAGAAATGCAAGATGCTGTTGCAGAAACATGGATGATTATAGGAGCATAAATGTCAAACGCACCAAATACTCCTGCAATCATGACGGCAATTCAAGGATATATGCAATCTATCACATGGGGAAGTGGGAGTCAATTTTCTCTTGTTCAAATTGAAGAAATTAAAGATATTACAAATCGGGTAGCAAATGGTGGAGTGTGCTTAGAAATTTATGGAGCAGCAGACGATTCACAACACTTTACATTTGGTGGAAAAGTAAAAGACACACAAAGCTTCATGCTTTTAGCATTGACAAGCAAAGATAAATTAGAGTATGCTCAGCAAATTTATCAAGTTAGGGACGCTCTTATTTATCCGTTTCAGCTTCATGCGACACTTGGCAACGCTGGAACTGTTTTTCACTCTCAAATTAAGTCAGGAACAGGAATTTATCTCGATATTAAACGGAACCAACAATGGCTAAGAGGATATAGAGTTCAACTCATGACAATTCAAGAATGGAATGTTCCAACACCGCCAGGAGTTATTTCATGAGCGCACCACTTGGAAATAAAAATGCTAAAGGGCATCATAAGACATATAACGAAATCCATAGAAAGCATGGCGGTAGAAGCACCCATGCTCAAACTAAAGCAAAAGAAGAATTAAAAGATCCTAAGTATGAAGCTCGCTTAAAGAGCAAGAGAAGGATTGAGCAATGAAGAGAACATATGTCTTTTCGCAGCTAGGAACCATTCCAGGAATTCCTGGCGAGTTTCATGCTGGCGAAATTGTTACGATCGATGAAGAAACAATGCAAATTGTTGAAAGAAAAGCTACATCCTTAGAGTTAGAAAAGCCAAAAGGCAAGACTAAGGAACAAAAGGAGTCGTAATATGCCTATTTCTGCAACAGCAGCCAAAGGCTCTATAAATATCATGCTAGAGGGGACCTCTGGTGAGCAGGTGTTGTTGGTTCCAACCGCTGTTGGTGCAACAATGACAGGCATTTCTGCTCCTACAGGCTCTACTGGCATGAGGCTGCATATCAAAATCACTAACTGGATAGCAAGCGGCAGTTTTACAATTAACGGTACTGGAAGCCCAGGAAATAGTGAAACAGTTACAGTTGCTGCACCAACAGCGCAACAAACCCAGTCTGCACAAATGGCGTCATTTGATTACGTCAGTACAAATGCGTATACTGCGGTCACAAATATTACAACGACTGGTATCACAAACGGAATTCTCTCAGTTGGGGGTATTCAAGCTGGCAAATTTCAACTTCCTGCAGTGATGAAAAGCCAATCGAAGCCAAAAGTCTATTCCCCTAACGAGCATAATACGCTGATTGAGCGTGATAAGAAAATCTTGCAGACTGTCAATGAAACAACAATCGACGAGTTAAAGCAAGATATTTACGCTGATCTCTCACTTTGGTGGGCGTATATGATGTTAGGAAGTCCAACAATTGCGTCAATTCCAGCTACGCCTACTTCATTAAAAACATCATCTCCAGTTAGTGGTAGCCCATTGAGTCTAACAACTCAACCTACTGCTCCTGGAATGCTGTTAATATTGACAATTACAAGCGCGGGTGGAAGTGGAACAGTAGCCATTGCTGGAACAAACCAATATGGACAAAGCGTCAGTGAGACGGTAACATGTTCAGGAAATGGCACATTTTACTCATCAAATGTCTACAGCGCAGTGAACGCAAGTGGCGTGACAATTACGGGCCTCACTGGAGGATCTATCGCGATTACCGGTGTCTATGGCTGGTCCTTAACGTTTTTATCAAGCTCAAATAAATACACTGCAGCAATAGAATGGTATGACGGTGCTGGTAGTTGGACGCATCCATTCTCATTCCTTACTGATGGAGATTTTGACGTTAAGGTTGAGTCAGAAGCAACACTTTCAGCAAAAGGAGTCGCACAGAATAAACTTCCTATTGGAGATAGAACAACAACTCCTCTCAGCGGTACAAGTAGAATTACATCGATAGGAACAAACTTAGCAGATATGCCAATGGTAGGTTGGCAAACAAAAGTGTATATGGACGCGATTACAGGAACTCCTTTGACGACAACGTATGGTGACATGCAAGAATTAAAGGTGACATTTAAAATTCCTGATGAGCACCATTATACATTCACAAATAATCCTGTGTTTAATCGAGCGTATGCTGCAAAAAGAGAATGCACTGTTGAGTCAACGATTAACTTTATCGATCTTCTTCAATACGAACAGTTTAGGCAGAATTTAAAACAATACCTCGCGTTTCAATTCTTAGGTCAATATATCGGCACAGATAGTTTGACTCCTTATTATAAGAGTTGGACGTGGACACTTCCTATGAGAAGTGATGGTGTGTTTGAAATTACTTCTGATCCAGCAAAAGCTATTGTCACAGCAAAAGCAAATTGGCGTGCTGAGTACGATAGTGGAATTGGTGGATCTTACAAGCTCGTTGTTGTTACTCAAATGCCTCCAACATACCCGTCATAGAGGGGTTTGTACGATCACTCAACGAGAAAAGATATAGAGAAATATATTCAAGGAGCAAGGAACACGTGGATGAATTTTTAGTAGAGCAGAGATTCACATACCATCCACCAAAAGAAAGCTATGCGGAGCGGTATGTCGAAATAAGAAGTTATGCAAAAACGTTTGCAATTCTCTTAACGAAGGCTTGCCCTGACTCAAGAGAACTGTCGCACGCTTTGAATAAATTAGATGAAACAGTGATGTGGGCGAACGCCGCTATCGCTAGAAATGGGTAAAAACAATGGGCGCATTTGATGTTGTGAACAATATTACAATCCCTGATCCTTCTGACGCAGTAGCATTCAGAAAAAAGTGGAAATGGGAAGATCATGAAACTGTCTTAATTAAAGGAAGCGTTAGCGTTGCTGATCAAGAATACGTGACAAATAAATACGGGAACGCTGGTAAACGTGGAGAAGTTGAATATAGAATGGGCAATGGCAGATTCGCTCTCCTTGATCGAATGATTGTTGACTGGACGCTTCTTATTAACGGGATGAAAGCTCCAATTAACCCTCAAACAATTAGAATGCTTCCAGCAAACTATTCTGCGCCTATCCTCGAAGAAATTGACAAGCTTATGGTTGCAATGACTGATGAGGAGCAAGAAAGTTTTTTAGCCAATGCCAACGGGCGTACCGTGGACGCCTCAAACGGGATGAATCTTTCCCTGATGAAATAATTGAGGCTGAGTTATTCCCTCTTTTTGGAGGGCATGACGGGTATATGTCAGCTCCAGCGGTGAAAGTGCTTAGACACAAGCTTCGGCTTATCGCAAAATGGAATGCAGAGCAAGAAGCTCGTGAAGAGTATGAAAATCAGATAAAACATGGCAGCAGGTGATCTTGCACTTAACTTAATATTAAAGGCAACTGACCAAACAGGTGGAGCCATTGGAGACGTTAGCAGAGAGCTTAACGGAGTCGGTGGTCCACTTAAAGCCGTTGCTGGGCTTGCTGTAGCCGCTGGAGCTGGTATGGCAGGCCTAGCTGTTGTCTCAATCAAAGCAGCAGCAGATTTACAGCAAAGTGTCACACAATTAGTCACAACAGCAAATGAAGATGCGAAAAATGTTGGTCTTGTCACTGAAGGCATCAAAAATATGGCTATCGAGACTGCTACAAGTACAGACCAGCTCGCAAAAGGTATGTATGTCGTAGAATCGGCAGGTTATCATGGAGCGAATGGATTAAAAGTCCTTCAAGCCGCTGCCCAAGGTGCAAAAACTGAAAACGCTGATCTCGCAGTTGTGACAAAAACATTAACAGCAGTTATGACAGACTATCACATGCAAGGAACTCAAGCAACAAGCGCAATGGATGGCTTGATCAAAGCTGTATCACTTGGCAACACAAATCTTCAATCTCTCGCATTAGCAATGGGAAACGTTTTACCAATTGCTAGCTCGTTGCATATATCGTTTCCTCAAGTTGCTGGCGCTATGTCAATTATGACAAATGCTGGTATGACAGCGCAAAGAGCAAGTATGAACTTAGCGTTCGCGCTCAGATCATTAGGCGCTCCGAGTAGTAAAGCGCAAGGAGCACTTCAAGAAATCGGCATTAGCGCTGAACAACTTCACCAAGTCTTAACAAACCAAGGACTTCCTGCAGCACTGCAAATGATTGAAGACCATTTATATAAAAAGTTTCCAAAAGGAAGTGCCGCTGCTGTTGATGCATATAAAACAATTATGGGTGGAGCAGCAGGATATAACGTTGCATTGATGATCGCAAATGGAAACCTCGGACAATATGAAGGAAATATTAACCTTATCGCTCAAGCAATGAAAAATGCAGGTGGCAGTGTTGAAGGGTTTGAAATGGCGCAGCAAAACTTTAATTTCAAAATGGATCAAGCAAAACAAGCGGTTCAAGTATTTTTAATTACGATAGGACAAGCACTTCTTCCTATTGCTGGTCAATTTGTCAGCCAATT